TGCTCTGTTTGCAAACCACATTTTAACTAAAGTGGGGTTAAAGGGAACCGAAACGCTTTGGGCTTTAGATTTTGCTGGCAAGTGGCCGTCAATTCGTTTAAATGGGCCAGCAGTCGGCGCGATTTAAATCATAAAAATTCAATTTTTTATGGTGCTACCAGTGGAAAATTAACAGTTAAGTCTGCTGCTATTGCAGGGTCAAACACGTTAACATTACCGGCTGGCACTACTGATTTTTCTGCTACAGGAGGAACATCCCAAGTTGTAAAACAGACTAGTGCCGGTGGAGCATTAACTGTAGCTAGATTGGCTTGTTCTGATTTATCTGACGCTACAGCAGCCTGCTCTAACTCAGTAGCGGCAGAAAATGCTAGACTTTCATCAGGTACCATCAACGTAACAGTTACAGGTGTGGATTTTTCTACTGTTAGTGAAAAACTAATAACTGTTCCACTTCCAAGCGGCGTGACACGATGGGCTTTTCAGCAAGGCCGCATTTACAATGCTAGCACTTCCCTTGCTGGTGCCTTTGTCCAATTATGGAGCGGCAGTGGAGGAACCGGAACTGCTATGCTAGGATCAACAGCGGTAACTGTGACTTCATCAAGCGCAAATACTGCTGCTAATATGCAGGCTGGCGTTATCAGTGCAGCTACTATTTATTGGAATTTTGCGTCTTTTTATATCCGCGTTTCTACTGGAATTGGTTCACCTGCTACAGCAGATTTTACCGTAACCATCAGTCCTCTTAATTAAAATAGAGGTATGCACTAATGATTTTAAAATTAGGTTCATCTGGCGATGAAGTTAAAGCTGCTCAATTAGCTTTAGCTAAATTAGGCTACAATTTAAAAGGTACTGGTTATTTTGGCTCTGCTACAGATACAGCAGTATCAACTTTTCAAAAGCGGGCTGGTTTAAAAGTTGATGGTGAAATCGGGCCTGATACTTTAAAAGCTATCAACGCTGGCGCTCCAATTGCTACATTGCCCACAATTAAGCAGTTAGAAGTTAGCCGTCCTCTTTGGGTTGAAGCTGGTATTAAATTATTAGGTGTTCGTGAGGGGGTTGGTTCTAAGGATAATAAAACTATTATTGATTGGGCACATGATGAAGGCGGAGATATAGCTGACGACTACACTCACGATAGCATTCCGTGGTGTGCTCTGTTTGCAAACCACATTTTAACTAAAGTGGGGTTAAAGGGAACCGAAACGCTTTGGGCTTTAGATTTTGCTGGCAAGTGGCCGTCAATTCGTTTAAATGGGCCAGCAGTCGGCGCGTTCGCTCCTATGAAACGTACAGGGGGTGGTCACATTACAATTATTGTGGGCAAGGATCAGCACGGTAACCCGATGGGCTTAGGTGGTAATCAATCTGACGCTGTGACGATTGCTCCATTTGCAATGAGCAGATTAAATCAAGGCTTCTATTGGCCTGCTGGAGTTACAATGCCAGCTAATGTTGGAATAAATACTTTACCAATTATTAAAAGTAATGGACAATTAAGTATAAAGGAAGGATAAGCATTATGGCTAGCACTGATACTAACAAAGCTCCTAGCATCACTAACCCATTGCAGACAAATAATGCTGCTGTTGTAGCAATTGGATATTTAGCAGGCATTGCTGCTGCTAAGCTTCCTATATTTGATTTGATGACTTGGAATTATATTTTTATGACTATTGGCGGATTGTTGATTACTACTGTTCCTGTTATTTTAAATCGTAAAACAAATGTAGTGTCAGCTGTAGCCAATATGCATGAAGTTAAGTCGGTTGAGCTTGATAAGTCGGTTAGTGGAGCTAAAGCGTTAGAGGACGTTACGCCTAGCAATGTAACGGTGGCAAAATGAAAAAGTTTTTTGCGGTAGCTCTAGCTTTAGTTTTTTTATCTGGATGTTCAACCTTTGATAGATTGAAGTCTACCGCTGAAGCTGTAGGAGAATTTACTGTATCCCCTACTGCTGTGATAATTGCGTCTAATACGTTTGACGCTTTGCAGATTACAGCCACTAATTATTTAAAACTAAAGTCTTGCCGAAAAATATCTAACCCTGTGTGCCGTGATCCTACAGCAACAGCTTTGATAATCCCTGCTATACGTGCTGGTAGAGTTGCTAGAAATAATCTACAACAATTTTTAAAAGACCATCCTAATCAGCTTGGCCCGTCTGGAGCGTTTGATGCTTTAAATGCGTCTATCTCTACTATTCAAGGTGTTTTTTATCAATATAGGGTGGCAAGGTGATGGAACAAATCATTCCAGCGGCGATTGGCTTAATAAGCAGCCTTCTTACATCTACCAAGCTCACAACACCATTGATTGAAGGTATTATCAGTGTAGTTAGTGCTGCTACTCCAGTCATCATAAAAGAGTATAAAGATTTAAAGCCTATCGTTTCAAATATTATAGCTGTGATTAAGGCTGACCCATCTACGCAGCTAGATCAATTAAAAGCGTTAGAGCAGTACGAAATACAGCTAGACGCTGAATTTGATGAAGCTGCTGCTGCTGCTCAAGCTGAAGATGCTGGATAACTTTAGGTTGGGAATGTGCAAGTGGATCAAGAATTGCTTAAGTTGGGAATTGCTGGCCTAATTTGCATAGTCTTGGTATGGACACTTTTAAAATCTGAAAAACGTGAAGAAAAAAAAGATATGCGTATACAGATGTTAGAAAATCAGCTAAGAGAAAGTTATGATGAAAGAATTGCAGCAGCAGATAGGCTAGGGTCAGCTATTCATGAGAGTGCAATAGCATCTAACAATGCGGCTGCTGCTTTACAAGTTTTAACAGCAGAGCTAAAAGCTAGGTCGCGTCATGGATAGATTATTTAAACAATTTAGCCGAATTTATTCAGATGATGCTAAAATAGATATTAGCTTTGCTAAACAGGAAGAACAACTAAGATTATCTCAAGACAATCTTAAACAAGCCACACAAGAGCTTATAAGAGCCTCTGAGCGTCTTAACGAAGTTGCTATGGGTGTAGATGTACCAGCTGAGCAAATGCATTAGTTTATTACTAATTGCTACTCCAGCATATGCTTTTGATGAATGGGATAAGCGTATTGCCAAACCTCCCCAAGAGGTAGGGATAGCGAGCATCTACCGCGATCACAGAACGTCCTCTGGAGAGCGTTTCGATGGCAAGGCCCTTACCTGTGCCCATCGCACGCGACCGCTCTGCACAGCTGCTGAGGATCAGCGCGGGGTATGCCCTAGCCGTTCCTATGTGACTGTCAAGCTAGCTGGTAGGGCCGTCCGTTGCCGCGTCAATGACAGGGGGCCGTATAAGGCTGGTAGGGTCATAGACCTATCCAGCGGTTCCGCAGCTGCCTTGGGGCTGACTTGGCAGAGGGGTTTGGCGAGGGTGACGCTGGATTAGAAGAATTGGAGCTGTTTAGCTTTCTTAGTATGCCCTATTTCCTCCAGTATTTCTCTACAACGGTCAAAATACCATTGATAATTTATGTCATCAGGGAACGTTTCGGGCATATCCATATAGGGTCTAGCTCCGTCGCTATCTGCCACCTTGCTATTGTGGGCAACAGTTTGGATACAACCTGTTTCCCCTTTCATGTATGCCCATCTGATTACTTTGCCTAAATACTCCCCTTTCCAGTGCGCTCCCGGTGACTTGGCTTGCCTTACTGTGATAAATCTGGTGAAATCTTTACAATTTAAAATGGTTTCTTCAATAGGTATATTCTTGCTTAAAAATGCTTCTACAGCATCAGAGCAAATTAAAGTGGTAGGGTTGGTATCTAGCTGAGTACCAGACTGGCTACCAACTTCAGAATAAGGCCCCTTCTTCTTTACCTTACCGTCCATCTTTACAGCAAAATAAGAGTTAACATCCCTAGCATGATAGCTCCTGTAACGAGTTTCCTCAGTTGTAAAGCCTGTGACAGTTTCCCAATAGTCTACAACTTTTTTTAAAGTTTCTTCTTTGTCAGAAGAAACTAGCATAACTATGCCGTCTGTATTTGCAGATATAACTTGTATTCCATTATCTTCTAAAATTTCAATCCACATTAGCAAGGCTAATTGCCCTGATACAGTCATTTGAATTGTGTTGTCTGGAGAATAGAACACGCTCCATATATCGCTAAGCTTACCTGATGTTCCATTGATAACAATTTTTAAACCTTTATCTCTGGAAAATATCTTTTTCGCTTTAGCGTCTAAACGTATGGCAATGATTTTTTCAAACGCTACTAGAAAGTTTGGCCCACAACTAGCGGGATATAATTTAAGAGTAGTGATAAGGCGAGGATAATAACTGGCAACATCCCTATCCACAATTTGCAAGTCATTGGTAATTTTGTATTGTACGTTTTCCTCAGAACTATGTAAGCCACCAATACCCAAACGATATATACCATTCCCAATACGAACATTAGCCTTCAGCTCCTCAGGTAAAGCTATTTTTCCAGTATCACCTACAATAAACTTAGCCTTGCGTATGTTGGCTAGCATATCGTTTAATTCTTTAGACTGATACTTTATGTAGCTTGGAATAGAATATTTGTATACTGTACCCGGCTCAATTTCTTGACGTTTGGATGGTCTACCGTTTAACTTGGCTATTTCTTTAGCCAATACAACTTCAGCAATTTGAGCGTCTGACTTGCTCATTAAATCTTCATTGTATTCTTGACTGAGGCTTTCTCTCAGCTCTAATCGCTCTTTCATAAAATGAAAAAGCTTTTCAGTTATGTCTAACTGATTAAAGTTGAAATGTTTTAATTCGCTAATTTCAAATTCTGTTAAATCGTCGTTTATGGGAAACGGCTGCTCTTGTATGCTTCTGCAATGAAGCCTAGCTCCGTACAGCTTTAAGCTTCCCTTAAGAGGAGCTACTTCAATTAAATCAATGTGTGGAGTTTTATAGGTAAAGAAACCATATTTTTCTTTTACCTCTTGCGGACGTAATCCGCTGACGATTAAATCATTAACGCTATCTTTTAAAACTCCAGCATTTTGACAAACGTAAGCGTGCCAAATTACTAGCAAGTCAAACTTGATAGAGTTAAAGCCAACAGTTTTATATGACTGCATCAACCATGATAAAAACTTTGGGTTAAAGCTTCTGCCTTCCCCACACTCAATCATTATAAATTTATTGGTATTGACTAGCTTAAACGTGATAAGAAAATAGTTGGGGTAGCTTTCCACATTAACGAAAAGCGTACTCCCAACATTTGCTAGTATTTCAGCATCAGTCAAATATTCTCGCTCAATAAATTGGCGAGGCTGGTAAGGCTTAAGCGTTGCACGTTTTTCTAAAGTTATTAAACCATCAGAGTTTAGTTGCATATCCCTTAACCAGCTTCTCAATATCGCGCAATACCTCTAGCTGTTCTTCGCACGTCTGGATAGCCTTGCTCATACAGCCAAGGCATACTGACATACCTTGTACTTTTACAGGTAGCAAACCAGCGTGCATCATTATACCTTCTTCATAACTATTAGCCATACATATAACAGCTAAAGCAGAAGTTTTGTATTCACTAAAGCCTTTGCCTAACTCAGCAGCAGCTCTAAACATTCCTTCAATTCTATTTTCTTCCTTACCCACTACTACCAAATAAGGAACGTCTACATTTTCTTTGTAGCGTTGTTCGATCTTGCTGCTATCAAATAACAGTGAAAGAGCATTATGTTTTTCTTCAGTGTGAAAATCACTCATTCTAGATATTCCTTTGGTATAGCGTCGTTAGCTTCTTTGTAAGTTTTAAAAGGGCCTAATGTACAGTATTCCCAATCTACATAGAACTCTATCTTGTTAAACCAAAATCTTCGCTTAGTCAACTGCTCACGAATTAATGGTGGTTTGATATATGTTTTTCTTTCACCATAATCAAATTCTATCATCATTGCTTTTGTCTCCCAGCTATAATCCCTCTACACACATCACCCTCAAACACAAGGCAATAGCTGCTATCATTTAACCCATCAGCCATATAATCTATACGTTTAACGAAAGGCTTTATTATTTTCAATTGTTTTATTGGGTATATCACACCTTTAGGAAGTCCTGCACATTCGTATTGCGCTCCTTCAGCAGCTTCAGCATGAGACATAATCAGATTGGTATCAAAATATACATTACCATCTTCTGAAAATGGTTCAACTGCGTCAAGAGCTTTATAAAAGTTAGGGTCTATAGTCCAAAGATTACCCCTTAGTGATAGTATTCTATTCATATCGGGCCAGCTATCAGCATAGAGCTGCGTCTTAAGCCAGCAACCATCTTCAAAATAAAACGTAGCTGAGTTATTACTAAACCCAAATCCTGTTAAATTTTTTTTCTGTTTAGTTAGAGCTGTAACAAATTCTTTTGGTAATGGAACGTTAGGAGGAAGGTCTAACCCATGCCAATATTCAAGCACCATGACGCGGTTAGTTGATATGACTGTAGAGCCATTCATAAGCACAGATGCAGTTAAAACGTGCTGAGCATTCTCACTAGCTATAACTCCTACAGCTTCTACAGCCTCTTTAAATTTGTTTGTAATTCCTACAATCTGAGGGTCAGGAAAAGCATTCTGCATCAACTCAGGATCAAGGCAAGGTACAGTAGCTTTAAATTTTCCAGATTTTATTGCTAGTCTACTGTTGTCTAATTGAGTGAGTGTAAAACTTTCGTCACATTTTGACAAGGCTTCAATAAGCAACATATTGTGGGGATAACAGTAAATATCTTCAACGATAGGACTACCAGCAGCAACAATGCCGTTGAAAGCAATGGCCCACTTATCTTTAAGCCCAATATGGGTTTCAAATGCAGCTCCTACTTTTTCACTAACACATGAGCAAAATTGTAACGCTTCTAGCAATTGGCTAGATTGAGGTTGTTTGTTTGAGCGAGGTTGCCTAGCCATTAATAAGGTATCTCACCATCGTCTTTATAATCAGGACAACTGTAAATCAAAATTTCAGTAGGAGGCTTTAAATTATATTTTCCACATAAGTCTTGTTCATGTTCCCATTCCATGCAATTTAAACAATTTTGAAATGGAAAAGATGCTTTATCTTTTATATGCTTTTCTACAGCGTTATCTATGGCTGTTTTAAATTCATGATATTGATGTGATCTTAGTATAGGTTTCATTTGCTAAAACTCACATCCAATTATCTCAGGATATTTTTTATTCACATGCACTCTGATAAATCTAGGGCAACGCAAGTTTTGTATATGGTCTAGAGCTGCGTCAATTGTTGCTGGTGGCTCCAATGGGCTACGCCTTCTCCACCAATCTCTAGCTATCTTACCAGCCATTCCAGAATGTTCAAGGCAAACATATTCAGTGAATGCTAGCCCTGTAGTGTAGTATGTAGTTTTTAAAGTATTTGGTTTTCCTAGCTTACCGTCATGCTTAGCGTACACAGCATTTAAAACATTAAAGCTTTCAATTTGCGGCAATGGCTCATGAGCTGCTGCGCGGATTAATTCATCTGTGCCCGGTTTAGAAACAAGCTTTTGCTGAAATGTAAATGGCTCAGCACATTGGCAACACAGCCTAGCAGATATATGATTGTATGCTCCGCAAGTTTCACATATTTTAACAGGCATATCCCCTGCGTCCCCTTTTTTCATTTTAGGGATAGCAGGATCATTTATAGGACCAAGGCGAGGAGTATTGCGAGCAAAATCTAAAACCAAGCAATTATCTTTTCCGTCGGCTGGCCTAGTACCTCTACCAAGCATCTGTACCCATAGTGGTACGCTTAATGTTGGTCTAAGCATTCCAATCAAATCTATTTGGGGGTGATTAAAGCCGGTGGTAAGCTTGCCGTAATTAACAATAGCTCTGAGTTGATTTTGTTTAAATGCGCTAATTGCTGCATCATTATATTCGGCTGGCCTTTTTGAATGGACGGGAGCGCAATCAATTCCAAAAGCTCCAAGTTGCTCCGCAATATGCTCAGCGTGTTCAATACCGCTTGCGAATATAAGCCAGCTTCTTCTGTTATTTCCATAGTGTACCAACTCCTGTAATGCTTTAAACGTTATCTCAGCTTTATCTACAGCGCCTTGCAACTGAGTGGCTACAAATTCGCCTTTTACTACCGATACGTTAGAAACGTCTAATTCTGTTTTAGTTCTTTGCGGTATTAACGGTGCCATGTAGCCTTGTGCTAGTAGCTCGTTAAAACCTTCTAGATTTGTCTTATCATAAATAACGTCAGTGAACAAGCCATTTTCTGTGATTAATCCCATCCCCATACGGTACAAGGTAGCAGACATACCAATGATCTTTAAATTAGGATTTATCAATTTCATGAAAGCAAAGAAAGTCTGATACTGACTGCTTTCCTCTGCCGATACCAAGTGAGCTTCATCTACAAATGCTATGTCTCTATGACCAAACCAATCAGGATGTTTAATCATAGATTGAATGCCACCAAAAATAATTGGATGAGCTGTATCTTTTTGTTTTAATCCTGCTGAATAAATTCCAAGTGGTGCGTTTCCCCACACTTTAAGCAATTCGTCAGCGTTTTGCTTAATCAGTTCTTTAACGTGCGTTACCATGAGGAAACGCTGATTAGGCCAATTCTTCATCACCCCTTGTATGAATGCAGCAGGAAGCACGCTCTTACCAGTGCCTGTTGGTAGCCCTATGAGGGGATTACCGCGTTGCCCGGTTAAGAAGTAATTATATAGAGCGTCTAGAGCTTCCTGCTGGTAGTAGCGAAGTTGGATCATTTAAATCGGCAACCAATTATCACAACCAGTTTTAATAAAGTCAGCTGGAATTATAGCCTGATGGAGCTGACAAGTCCATGTAGCGTCTTGTGTGGGCAAAACATTTCTACAGCTTCTACAATTCTTCTCAGGTATTTCACCATCAAAACATATGCCTTTTTGGTGGCAATACTTGCAATTAAACATTGCAGGGTTTTCAGATATCCTAGGTGGAGGTTCTTTAGAAAATATAATATCGTTAGCTTTTTTCTCTAGATGTGCTCCTAAATTCCAATCAAGCTCAACAATTTTAAAAGTTATATCGCTATCGTTTTTATTTTCGATCATGTATAGCCCATACTTTAGACCATACTTGTACCCATATTGTGACATTTGCGCGTAATGACGTGGCTTAGCTTTAGCTACACCCTCACTATCTACTTTGGTAAATCCTGTGCCTGTATTGTTGGTTTTGTACTCATTGAGTAGTACAAGATCAGATGACAGTTGATAGCGTGCTGGAGGCTTACACATGCCGTCCAATGATCCACCGTAATGCCCCATAGCTCCACTAATGCGGAATTGTTTAGGATATATTTTAAGAGTAGCCGCGACAATTTCATGCGATGTTCCTGTTACATCTTGAAGCATTCCATCTTCACTAGGTACAAAAGTTTCTGACCAAAAATAAGTATCACTTTCAGGATGATAATTTAAAACAGTTTCAGCAAATTCTTTAACTTCAAAACCAATACCCCTTAAGTAAATAATAAAGCGAGGCTCAGCGGAATGACCTACGTTAAATAGACGTAGCATTCGCCCATCAAATCTCTCTTGCTTTACCCATCTGAAACCATACCAAAGCTTGCGCCAGCATTCTTCCCCAAGCTCAGAGGCTCCTAAATGGTTTCTATGGCCCTGCTCATAATAGTTTTGGCAAAATTCATCAACATCATTAGCAATTAATTCTTCTAGCTTTTTGCGATGTTCTGGATTGGATAGGTCAAGCATTCTTCATTCACCAATTAAAATGCCCTGCTAAATCGTGCGGCCAATCTAGCAGGGCTAAGTTTGTTTAACAGTTAATACGTCTTATTATTAGTGCTTTGAGGGAACAGGTAAAGTCCTACGTCTGTCGTTCGTCTGACCATAGCAGGAAACCGGAAAAATTGCTATGTTAGCCATTCCTATTACGTCCGGTTGACACCCTCAAACCTTACCTATTCCCCCAGGGCGGATTGGTAGCAGGCTGAGCATTCCCTTGGGGTTGCCATGCCTGCCCTTGGGGCTGAGGTTGAGCCTGAGGCTGCTGTGCAGGCTGCTGCGGCTGCTGGCCCCATCCTCCCCCCGGCTGCTGTGTCATAGGCTGGCTCTGCTGCGGCTGCGGCTGTGCTTGCTGTTGAGGCTGAGGCTGAGCAGCGCCAGTTTTACCCGGTTCATTGCCAGCAAGGTCATAGACCTTCTTAAGCTCAGTATAACCCTTCCTATCGGGGAATGCAGGGTCAGGCTCCTCATTCTTCTGATAGCCAACATCCATAAGGCCCTGCGCTCCCTTCAGAGCAGCACCTTCATTACTCCAATCAATCTGATAACGTCCTGTTGCACGGCACAGTGCAGACAATTGACCATGCGCAATTTCTACAGCCTTTGGTGTCTTATTCCAAATGTTGTAGCGTTGAATAACAGTTCCAAGTTGTGAAGTAAACTCAACTTGGAAATAGCCACCATCCTTAGAACTATTTTCTTTGATTGAGCAATCCGAAATAGTGAAAGGAATTTTGTTAGCTGGCGGATGGCCGCCACCACCCTGATTAGGTTCATATTGATTAGCGTTGAAAGACCCTTGCATTTGCATAGTATTGTATTCCTTTAGTTTGTAATCGCCTTAATGGCCCACATAACAGCTTCTTCAATCTTAGTCTCAGCTAGTGACATTTCTCTAGAAGGTTGAGCTTTACTCAGCAGCTCTAGAAATTCAAGACCCTTATCTTTAATTTCTAGCATCTGCTTCTTCTCTAGATCATTTAAAACTTTATACTGATGACGCATGGTGTTGTTTACTGTGCGTTCATTGCTTGCGCTATCCATTTTAAACCTTACATCAGTGAGTTGATTTTAGCGATTGAATTGGAAATTCTTGTTTCCAGCAAAAGAATAGCATCTTCCAATTGCCCACACAAGGTAAGAATTGGAGCTGGTGTGTATTTGGGCGGCTCAGTTGCAGCCATAAATTTAGCGTTTAGTTTACGCCATTCTCCATTAGGGATTGAAGTAAATTCTAACGCTTCATTCAAACCTTTTAAAATTTTATTAGGCTTACGACTACGCTTATAACTCCCTCTCTTAGTACCGGGCTTTACGCCACGCTTTTTTGCTTTCTTAGCCATCACTGCGCTCCCCATCCTGTTGCAGCGGGAGCTTTGGGCTGTTCTGCTTCATTCTTAACCTCTCCCTTAACTTCAGGTTCCTTAAATGCTTTAAGACGCTTGTTTAGGTAGTTGATACGTTCGATTTTAACATCAGTGTTGTCATGCAATCCGTAACCATGCCAACAAATAAGCTGCTCAATTTCATCCTCAGTCAAGTTTACTGCTTTAGTATCCATTTTAAATAAATCCTTTATCTAATGCCAGCCATTCTGGCATTGTAAATGTTTCATCTTCATTGTTTTCAACCATTGACTTAGGAACCCAAGTTCTTTTTTCGCTAGGTGTTGTGTCCCCCTTTTTAGTTTCCATTGTTCCATCAAAAAGTAGATAAGCGTTATCTGTCTCATGACGGATTACAGCGGAAATATCTATGAGTTGTTTTTTCATTTTAACCGTATTCTTGCCCATAATTATTTAAAACTTTAGCTATCCATTCTGCGCGTTCTTTAGCTGACAATATAGCTCCATCCGTATAACCTATTTCAGCATCAGAAGGTTCATCAATAGTACAAATAACAAACCATGCCGATAAACCATTAATACAAGAATATTGTGTTTCAATATTCCAACTTGTACCAAACATAGCTGGTTTAGCTACATACATTTTAATAACTAAACTTAGGTGGAGCATTCATGGCTTTTTCTACCAATGCCCCAAAGTGAGGAGGTTCAAAATCGTCCAAATTACCTGTACGATTGCGAGCCATTACATTATACGTTCCGTTACATTGGAATGATAGGACTTCTCCAGCTTGACCGGGTACAGGGCCTTTATACAATCTTAAAATAAAATCGTATAAATGAGGTACATCAATAGGCAAAACTTTACCGGGAAAGTATGGCCTAAACAATGACTGACCTTCAACGTCAGCCAATTCTTCTTTGCATACTAAGTAAACATGCTTGTAGCGAGTGTAATAGAGTGTACGCAAATGGTTCATTGTATTAGTAGCCATTTCACCATATGCTGCCATACCGTGAACCTTCTTACCGCTGGAACTAGTACCAGATAGAGCAGCGTTTAAATATACGTCTGCCATTT